GGATGCCCCATGTAGCGAAGCGGGTCTGCAAGCATAGCATATGATTTACCGCCACCTGCTGAACCACCATAAAGAACCTCACGCTCAGATGCTGCAAGAAAGTCTGTCTGTGGGCCGGGGTTTGGTTTGAAGAGTACATTAGCTGTCTCTTCTACACTTTCAAACTCAACAGCTTCAGATTGTACCTCTTGTATTTCAACCGTTGGCTTTTGCGCCTGTTCTTGCTTCTTCGATTTCTTGCGCTTTGGCGATTGCCTTTTCCGCATACTCTGCCCACTTGCGGAGGCTTTTAGCTGTGTTCTTACGCTGTCGCTCATGTTGTAACCGCTTTCTTAATCCTACGTGTGATATATACCTACCACTATTTGTACTCAGCCAGTTAGCTACCTCACGATAGCTATATTGATTTACATGTGTTCTGGCTTTTTCAAGCAAATCCAACTCAGTTGGAATGGGGTCAAGAATGTCGGGGTCTTCTTCATTTCGCTTGTAACCAAATGGTACAGTACGTGCAATGCGTGGTATCTGTACCCATTCGTTTTCTTCTTTAATGTCGGTTGGCTGTGGTAACTTCCACTGCCCTGCTGTTCTAGTCATCTTCTTCTACTATAGCTTTAGCTGGCATAAGCATCACACCACCTGCTGCTTCTACCTGCACCTTTTCTGTTTTAATCAAACCTGTACGGTCAAGCAACTCTTTAGCTGCTGACATCTTATCACGAATACCAAGTTCAGTTGGGTCATACAGAGCGTGTGTCATAGCCATTGCAGCTTTAGGTGCATTACGTGCCATGTACATCTGCGTTGCTTCTAGTATCTCCTCTTTGAGACCTTTTACAATTGCAGTTGTAGCAGTAGTCTCTGAATACCCTGCCAGTTTCTTAGCGGCAACTACGTCACCGCCAGCCTCTTCAAAGAGGACTTCCAGAAACTTCTGTTGTCTTTCGTTCAGTTCTCTAGCCATTACTTTAATTCTCCGTGGTGCATAGCATGTGCTAACTTATGGCTGCGTCCTTTTACTTGAGCAGCCCAACGGCTATCTAACATCTCCCGTGATGCGGTAGGAAAGTCTCCTTCATGCACAGCAGCCCACATTTTTTTAAACTTACATAGTCTTGGTACACCCATATTAAATGCCATGTCTACCAGTACAAGTTGACGTACAGAGTCTAAGCTGTCTACGCAAGGGTGCGCACGTACCAGTTCTTCCTCGACTATCTGCACGTCATTCTCTAATAGATATGCAGCGTCAGACTCAGTAATACCATGCTCATACACTGCTTCTATGTTTGGAAAATCCAAAGCGTCAAGTTCTTCTTTGGTAATGCCCCTGTCTTCAAGATTTCTGCCTACACCAATTGTGTCAATGCCCAATGTATCCTGATAGACTTCAAGACGCAAACCTTCACTCTGAACAAGTTGTTTAATTAAATGTGTGCGAATATATTTCATTTACTTGCCTTTTGATTCTCTGCCTAAATAAATGCCATAGACACCTGTCATAACACCCATAATAACAGAAACAAATGCAGACTGTTGTGTTGTCGGGTCGGGTAAATTCATAAACCACTCTGCACAACGCCACGACATTGCAACAGAGGCAATCATAGTCAGCTTGGCTGTAACATTAAATTGCAGCCATCTTTTCCACCAATCAACCATTATTTTTTACCAAAGAATTTTGTAGCTGAACGAACGCCAAAAGAAGCGGCAACGATAACTCCCAAGGAATATTGATACCATTCAGGCATTGAGTTGAGTTGTGCAAAACCATTTGCAACCACCTCTTCCATTCCGGGGATGAAAGCTAAGATAAGGGGTATAGAAAATAAAATGGTCAGCCATTCGTCTTTCCAACTCGTAGACGAAGACTTAGCCATTTCAATATCCCAATCAATTTCGCCAGTGGCTTTCTTCTCCATAATAGCTGCTTCAGCATTCGCTTTTGCGACCTTAGCTGTCGCTGCAGCTTTCGTTTGAGCAACTTTCCCATCCATCCAACTCCCTGCTAAATTAGCTATCGGACCTATCAGTGCTGTTAACATTACGTGCCTCTTCTAAACTTGGCTGTTTTCTTTGATATCGCTTTAGGCTGTCGGACGAACTGCTTACCAGCACGAGTTCCTTTTCTTTTAGCAGCGGTTGTTGCTGCGTACTCTTGCGGCGACAACGCTTTGATAGCTGCTGTCGGTAGATACCGTTCACCAGTTTTACTGGACGGTTTACCACTCTTAGTTCTCCACTTCTGTTTGCCCCAATCCTTTAAACTTTTCTGTGGTCCTTTAAGTGCCATTATATGCCCTTCAAATAAAATGCCCAAGCAACTAATGCAGCTAGACCAAACAATCCTACTATACACAGTATAGCTACAGTACCTATTTCAATCCAGTTTTGTATCTTTCGTCTACGTGCTTCTGCTGCAGCTTGTCTATCTTTACGTGCCTGTGCTTGAAACTTTATCCAGTCAAACCAAAGTCCGGGTCTACCTGTATATATCATAAGCTGCTTTAGTTCTTCTTCCTGCTGCTTTAACTTTTCAAGATGCATAAACTCTTCTAAGTCTGCACTACCTGCACCACGTCTTTTCTTTTCACCTTTTCTGCGTAGGTCTTCTGTAGCATTTACATACTTACCTACTTGTGAAGCAACATCAGCAATCTCACGTCCATTCTTGATAGCCATCTTGATTGCTGCAAATGCTGCATTGGCTGCGGCTATCTCTGCTAACATTTGCTACTCCACAATCTTTACGATATAATTCTTTCCGTCTGGACCTTTACCAATTTCAACCATTCGTGATTCACATGCGTATCGCACATTGCCTGTATCTCTGTACAGGTTTCTTTCTATCGTGCGCTTTGCCTTTAAACACTTTGACAGCTTTGCATATGCCGTGTGTTCAGCTACATCTCCTGCAAGATAGAGTATTAGTGTGATAGCCTCATTAATCATGTTTTCCGTTTCTCATCTTTTCAAGTCTGGCTTCTATAGCACTAATACGTTTCTCATAGAACTCCAATGTTAATTTCTGTTGCTGGTCATGTGGCGCACGACCTTCATCTATTTGTGTAGCTAGTTCATCTAACTGGTCAGAAAGATGCTCAATCAACATAAACTGTTCGCTGTCGGCAGGTAGACTGCCCATCTCACCACGAGGCCACTTAATACGAAACTCAGTATTCTGTTCTAAGTCAGACTCCATCATTGTGATGTTAGTCTCTATTTGATTAAGACGCTCTATAATACCAAAGTATGCCCACGTTGCTAATGATGCTGCAGCAACCATGCTGATAATGTTGCGAAGCGGTAATGCAACCTCAGTATTCTCACTTAGTTTTGCAGCCATCTATAGGTCAAGCCTTTCGGGTCTTGTACCCACCGCCAGCTTTTTTATAAGCAAGAGCCAGCATTTGGGCTTTTCTTGCTGACCATTGACCTGAATTTCCGCCTTTTGAACCTGCTTTAATTCTGTTAAATAAACGCTTACGTAACTCAGGTTTAGTATAATTACCTGATTGGTTTACTTTACTCTTAGGTTTCTTTGGTGCTTTAGGAGCCATATCAATTACCTATTAGGGTCAAAAAATTCTTCACATGATGTAGTAACAACTAACTTACTTGCTGTACCTGCTGTACATTTAATGATGTCACCCGCATGAAGATACAATGGTCTTTCTGTTGTAAATATAGATTCGTACGAACCACCTGAAATATTGTGAGCCGTAAGTAAATCATATTCTGTATTATCATCTGCATGAAAAAGATGAAGACTTAGTGTTACATTGCCTGTGTGATTATTACTTACAAACAAATTTTCTAAATGAGAAGAAAAGTTTGTAGGTACTGTATACACATTTGTCTTATTAGTATTTCCTAATGCGACTACCTCTGTGCGAAACTTTGAGCCTGTTTGTAATAAAGGCATTAGTTATTCCAATCCAACACAGTTCTATGTTTGCGCCAAAACCAGTTACCCACAGAAGTAAAGGGCTTGCCCACATAGAGCAATGCCCAGCCAAGGTATTTAACCAAAGTACGTTTTAGGTTTGTTACGTTTATTAACATTCTTTTTGTGTACACCCGGTCTGCGTTTAGGTTTAGGCTTTATTATTTTTTCTGTGCTGTAGAACTTAGCCATCTCTACTATTCCAATATAGTGTTCCGTAGTCGTGGAGTATCTCTTCCCCAGCTTTTATATTTTTTGTAGCAAAGAACGTGATATAGTTTTCATTATCATCATCTATAGTCCACTCTGCATTTGGAGCATCACTATGATTATATATCATTCCTAAACCTAAAGGTATTAAAAAATCTTCATCATCTTCATACGGAGAATAAAACATATAGTTATGTAATATACATGTATCTGAAAAGTCATCTTTGTCAGCGACCAGATAAGGACATAACTCAATTACATCATCTTGAGAAATATCCTTATCTGTAAATACGCCTTGTCCATGTATGCTAGAATCAGCAACGTATATCATTAACGCTTTTTCTTCTTTGCCATTTTAGCCATGCCACCGCCCATCATTTTCTTACGCTTTGACATCTTAGCCATGCCACCGCCCATCATTTTCTTTTTCTTAGCCATCTTAGCCATGCCGCCACCAGCCATACGCTTTTTAGCCATACCACCGCCACGCATTTTTTTCTTAGCCATTTTTGCTTTACCCGCCATCTCTTAGTCTCCTTCTATC